GAGAACTAAGAGTGGCAAACCTTCTACGCAAGGATCGCAGGCTACAGGGGAAAGATACCTCCCAAGCAGCGCCATCAAAGCGCTCTCCCCGCAAGAGTACGCCGCAACCACGAAAGCCAAGAGAGCCGGTAAAGCCCAAGGAAAGCAGTTTGTTCCTCAACCTAAAGGCGTGGCTAAAAAAGTTGCTCCGCATAGGAAAATAGGATGAGCACATCAGGTACCTCTGTTTTTAACCTAGACCTCAATAACCTCATTGAAGAGGCTTTTGAGCGTTGTGGCGCCGAATTACGCTCGGGCTACGATATGCGTACTGCCCGTCGTTCCTTGAATCTCTTGACTATTGAGTGGGCCAATCGTGGGTTAAATCTGTGGACTATTGAGCAAAACGTGATTCCTATGGTTCAGGGCCAGATCTGCTATGCCCTACCTGTGGATACGATTGATATTTTAGATATGGTCATCAGGACTCAGACTGGTGTTGGTCAGACCGACATCAATATCAACCGAATTTCTAGCAGCACCTACTCTACGATTCCTAATAAGAACGCCCAAGGCAGGCCCATTCAGGTGTGGATTGATCGTCAGACCGGGGATACCAACACAACAAGCATCACTCTGAACGGAACCATAACCTCAACAGCCACCACTATCACGCTTAGTTCTGTAGTGGGTTTGAACTATGTTGGGTTCATAAAAATCGGGTCAGAGACTATTGGATACAATCAAATATCAGGGAATACCCTACAAAATTGTGTACGTGGGGTAGACAACAGCACTGCGACAGGCCATACAACTGGGGCGGCTGTATCGGTTCGCAACCTTCCTAATATCTGTGTTTGGCCTACACCGGATCAGTCTAACTTCTATACCTTTGCTTACTGGCGCTTGCGCCGTATCCAAGACGCAGGTAACGGGGTAAACACCGAGGACATCCCTTTCCGTATGATCCCTTGTATGGCGGCTGGGCTGGCTTATTACCTGTCTTTGAAGATACCCGATGCCATGAATAGGATTGAAATGCTAAAAGCAGCCTACGAAGAACAATGGGCACTAGGTTCTAGTGAAGATCGTGAGAAGGCGTCGTTACGCCTAGCCCCACGGCAGTATTTCTATTAAGGTAAGCCATGTCCGGCCCAAAGTTTGCTTCTGGCAAAAAAGCGATAGCGGAGTGCGATAGATGCGGATTTCGGTATCAGTTAAAGCAATTGAAGAAATTGGTGATCAAGACCAAAAACATAAATTTACTTGTATGCCCTACCTGTTGGGAGCCAGATCAACCACAGTTACAGTTGGGGATGTACCCAGTCTACGATCCACAGGCTTTGCAAAACCCCCGCCCGGATACGACGTTTGTTCAGGCAGGCTTTACGGGGTTGCAGATTACCAGTGGTAGTGGTGAACTTGGAGATGGAACGCCGTCCGGTGGTAGTAGACAGATTCAATGGGGTTTTAATCCCGTGGGTTTTGGAAATTCTTTAGATTTGCCTATCCCAAATAATTTAATTGGGGCGGGTGAGACAGGCGCAGTGACAGTAACAATTACTTAAGGAGCACATATGAAACATTCAGATATATCAAAAGACAAGCCCATGATGGAAAAGGTTGCTAAGAAAGCCGTCAAAGGCCATGAGGTCAAGATGCACGGCGTTAAAAAGATGGCTAAGGGCGGTAAGACTAATTTAGACATGAAGAAGTATGGTCGTGGGATGGCTAAAGTTATGAACCAGCGTAGTGCTGGAAGGGGTCGATAATGCTTAATCAACCTAAACCTGTGCCGGTTCCCAATACTGGGGGATACCCTAATAACGTACCTAATACACAGACGGTTAAAACCCGTGGTACTGGGGCGGCTACAAAAGGCACTAACTCTAGTAAAAAATTGGGGTAAGTAGTGAACTACTCGACGCTGTTTCAGACCATACAAGCCTACGCTGAGAATAACTTCCCAGATACGGTGGTCGCTACTACCACTGCTACGACGACATCTTTTCTTACAAAAGATCAGGTGGACACGTTTATTCGTCAGGCCGAGCAGAGGATATATAACAGCGTCAACCTCCCGGTAATGCGGGAGAACGTAACGGGTACTTGTACAACGGGTAATAGGTTTTTAGCCACGCCTACAGACTGGCTTTCCACGTTTTCATTGGCTCGAATTAACGCTGATGGAAGTTACGACTACCTACTAAATAAAGACGTTGAGTTCATTCGGGAGTCTTTCCCCATCCCTGCTACTACAGGTGCTCCCACTCATTACGCTATTTTTGATGAGAATACGTTCATTTTAGGGCCGACTCCAGACGCAGACTACACTATGGAGTTGCTTTATTACGCCTATCCGGCATCTATTGTTACGTCGGGTACAACTTGGCTTGGGACTAACTTTGATTCTGTTCTTCTTTATGGTTCATTGTTAGAGGCATATGCGTTTATGAAGGGTGAGAAAGATGTCAATGACAACTATGTAGCCCGGTATAATGAAGCGCTTGCCATGTTGAAACAACTTGGCGAAGGCAAAGACCGTCAAGATACATACCGTACAACTCAAGCAAGGGTTCAAGTCCGATGAGCACGATGAGCGAAGTAGCCTTCCTTTTGGGTGGAAACCAAGTCAAAGTATTAACAACTTCTGGTCGTGGTTTTACGCCGGAAGAAGTTGCAGAACGGGCCTTAGATAAAATTATTTCTGTAGGCTCGCAGACACATCCTGCCATTCGAGATCAGGCAGAGGTGTTTAAAGATCAAATCCGTCAGGTTTTGGTGTTTTATATGAAGGAAGCCATTAAGTCGCATCATACGACGCTGGCTATCAAGTTCAGGAAAGCAGGACATCCTGAGTTTATTAAACTTTTAGATGAATAAAGGAGCATTAACATGCCAATTACACAGGCTATGACCACATCATTCAAAGCAGAACTTCTGCTTGGAGTGCATGATTTCCGTCCGTCGGCTGATACTGGCGCAGACGTTTTTAAACTCGCTCTGTATACATCCTCAGCCTCATTGGATGCTAATACAACTGCTTACACCGCTTCTAACGAAGTTGGTACTGTTAGCACTAACTACACGGCTGGCGGGCAAGCACTAACTAACACAGGTGTAACGGCAACCAACATCAACGCCAACACAGGTACAGGCTTTACTGACTTTTCTGATGAGACGTTTACTAACGCTAACTTTACTGCTCGTGGCGCTTTGATTTATAACACCACGCCTTCAGCAAACAGCAATGCTAATACCACGCTGACCAATGCATCGGTTTGTGTGTTGGACTTTGGTGCTGACAAAACCGCTTCGGACGGTGACTTCACCATCATTTTCCCAACTAACGATTCGTCAAACGCAATTATTCGTATTGCTTAATTAACAAACCTCCCCTAAAGGACAGATCATGGCTGGTTGGAGCATAGGGCCTTATGGGGAGGGTGATTTTGGTGTAGGTAATCCAAACGCTTTAGTAAGTGTTACTGGAGTAGATGCTTCTGCGTTATTTGACCCTGTAGGAGTAGCGGCTGGAGGTGAAGTAGAACCAGCAGGGGTTCAGGCTGAAGTAGAACTTGGACAAGAGTTTGTAATTACTTCTGCTAACGTATTTTCGGCAGGTGTTGAAGGCACAGGTGAAGTTGGGCAGGTTGACTTCAGTATTGGTATAAATGTACAGCCCACAGGTGTAGAAGGAGTTGGGGAAACCGGGGTTCTTGCAGTTGCTCTAGCAGCAAATGTATACCCAACTGGAGTACAAGGTGATGGTGCAGTAGGCGAAGAAGAGGAAGAAGTTGCCTACTACGTTACTGGAGTTGAAGGCTCTGGTGACGTTGGTTCTTTAAGAGTAAGTACGGATGTAAATTATATTGGCTGGGGGTCTGGGCCGTGGGGTCGTGGCGCTTGGGGCGCTGATTTCCGTGGAACAAACGTAGACCCCGTAACTGCTACCGGTCAAGTAGGCTCTGTTTTCTTACAGTACGCTGCAAACGTATATGCAGTAGGAGTTGAAGGTAACGGGGAAGTTGGGCAGGTTGGGTTTAGATTTAATGCGGTTGTTCGACCTACTGGAGTAGACGCCTCTGCGTTACTAGATCCAGTTGGGGTTGCCGCAGGGGGTGAAGTTGAACCAGCAGGAGTTCAGGCTGAGGTTGAGTTAGGGCAAGACCTTGTAACCGCCGCTGCTAACGTACCTGTTACTGGGGTTCAAGCCTCTGGAGCGGTTGGTCAAGCAACTGTAGTTGGCAGGGTAAATATATACGCAGTAGGAGTTGTTGGTACTAGCGTCCTAGGACAAGACACAGCCGAAGGTAGTGCGACAGTTCCCGTAACCGGGGTTCAAGCCTCTGGGGCAGTTGGTACTGTAAAAACTACTTTTGGATATTACGTCACCGGGGTTCAGGGTGATGGAGAAATTGGGACAGCAACAGCCATTACATCGGTTGATGTTAATTTAACCGGGGTTGTTGGGACTACGCAGTTAGGTCAGGAAGAGGCAGAAGGCAGTGCGTTAGTACCGGTAACTGGGGTTGTGGGAACCTCAGCGCTTGGGCAAGTTACTACCAAGACGATTAATTTTATACCGGTTATAGGGGTCGAAGCCGTTGGGGAAACCGGCTCTGTAACGGTAGTTGGTAAATCAAATGTATATCCAATAGGGGTTGTTGGTTCTGGGCTTATCAATTCCGTTGGGGTTAGTGCTAAAGGAAATGTTACACCGGCTGGGGTTCAAGCCGAAGTAGAACTTGGGGAAACAGAAGAAAGTGGCGGAGCAAATGTTCAGGTCACAGGGCAGCAGGCAACAGGTTCAGTAGGTAGTGTTGTAGTAAGAATTTCAAAAGTAGTATCTGTAACGGGGGTTCAAGGACAAGGGCGTGTTGGAAAAGTACTGATCTGGAGTAAAATTAATCCCAATCAGAACCCCAACTGGATACCGGTTAATGATGTACAAACACCAAATTGGTTGCCCATAGCGGCGTAATTTAAGGAGTAAAAAATGGCAAGTACGTACAGTAATTTAAAAATTCAACTTATGGCTACCGGGGAAAACTCAGGGACATGGGGTAACGTCACTAACGACAATCTCGGGGTGGCATTAGAAGAGGCTATTGTTGGTTCGGAAAATGTGACCTTTGCTAGTGGCACAGTTACCTTAACTTTAACTAACACTAACGCTTCACAAACAGCACGTAACTTACGTCTTAATTTGACAGGCACTTCTGGTGGCGCACAGGATTTAATCGTTCCTGCCATCGAAAAGGTTTATATAATTAATAATGGTTGTGCTGACACAATCACTGTTAAAAATACTACCGGTACAGGTATTGCGGTTCCGGCTGGTAAGACTATGTATGTATATAACGACGGCACTAACGTCGTTGATGCAGTTACTCACCTAACCTCATTAACTCTTGCAACCGCACTTCCACCCGGCTCTGGCGGTACTGGGTTAAATACCGTTGGAACAGCGGGTAATGTACTTACATCCAACGGCACGGCTTGGGTTTCACAGGCGGTTACAAGTAATAACGCAAGTGCACTTACTACCGGTGTTACAGCGGTAAACGTAGGTGGCACGGGAGCAAATACTTTAACGTCACAAAACGTAATTATTGGCAATGGCACTTCAGCGGTTAAGTTTGTAGCCCCGGGTACAACTGGAAACGTGTTGACATCTAACGGTACTGCGTGGTTATCTCAAGCCGCTGCGGCTGGTGGCGGTGATTATGTGATGCAAGTTTATGGCTCTCCTGCCACATGGACTAAACCCGCATCTGTTAAAGCGGTAAAAGTTACAGTAGTTGGTGGCGGTGGAGGAGGAGGTGGGGGCGGAGGTACTTTCCGTGGCGGCGGCGGTGGTGGTGGTGGAGTTTCAGTTGAATATCTCGATGCTCCAGCCCTTCCCGGCCCTGTTGCCGTAACTGTTGGCAGTGGTGGGGGTTCGGCTCAGGCTGGAGGGACTTCATCTTACGGGGCATTTTTATCAGCAACCGGAGGTGCGGCAGGAGGAATCAGCCCCGCCCCCGGCCCCGGTGGTGCAGGTGGTTCTGGTTCTGGTGGACAAATTAACCTAAGTGGTGGTTCGGGAGCAAGGGGAGGTGCCTCTCAAGGCAGTGGTGGAGGTGGCGCTGCTGGCGGTGGAGATGGAGTTAGGGCGGCGATTTCAATTGTATGTCCCGCTGATAGCAACCTTAGCGTTGGTGGTGGCGGCGCTTTTGGAAGAGGTGCAAATGGTGTTCCTCCGGATCCCGGCCCGGGATTTGCCGGAGTTCCCGCAGGTGGATATGGAAACGGTGGTGGTGGTGCGTTTGGAAACACTGGCTCTCCTGCGCAGGTAACTTCCGCTGGTTCAGGATCGACAGGTTTAGTCATAGTCGAAGAATTTTATTAATTTTTAGCAAGGAGTTTGTAAATGAAAGCATTAGTTTCCCCCAATGAAGTTTTTAACTACTCATACATTTCTTCTTGGAATGAGGTAAATGGTGTATGGGAACCCGTTCGTACTGAGATTCTAAATTGCCAGCGAGTTGCCCAAGTTGAGCCAGATAACCAAACTTTTTCCGTGGCTGAACCTTTGTATTGGTTTGACTGCCCGGATAACTGTCAGGCTGATGCTTGGTACTTTAAGGATGGTCAGATTGCTGTTAAGCCACAAGATGCACCTAATCCTAACCCACAACCTGTATCACAAGGCACACAAACACTATGACGGTAGCGGTTGGCGCTAGGCACGTATTCACCTATGACGGTGCCATACTAAATATTTTTCACGCTAACAGAGGTGAGGGTTTACCACGCCATGAGCACAATTACGCCCATGCAAGTTTTTGTACTGCTGGTAAATGTGTAGTCCGTAAAGAAAATAAACAACTAATAATGGACAAAACAACAACGCCGGTTAATCTTCTTGAGAATGAATGGCACGAGATTGAAGCCCTAGAAGATGGAACGGTGTTTGTAAATGTGTTTGCCGCCCATAAACTATAGGAGAAGTTAATGTGTGAATCCATGAACCAACTTCAGATGCACGGCTATTCGCATCTTTATGGTTTTCTTAGCAAAGATAGTTGTGCAGAATTAACTACAGAACTTAAGAGAATTGTTGCTGAAGGAAAAACCACAAAAGACAAGCAGTGCCCACTGTCTGAGGCCGTTCATGGAGCAGTCATTTTTGATTCTTTGTTAGAGCAACTTCTTCCCAACTTTGAACTTGCGTCGGGTAAGAAACTCTACCCCACCTACGCTTATGCCCGTCTTTATGCTCCCGGTGAAGAATTAAAGATCCATACGGATCGCCCGTCTTGCGAGATTAGCGCCACCCTAACCCTTGGGTTTGAAGGCGATCCTTGGCCTATCTATATGGGTGATGAGGGTGGTGCCAATGCCTCTAAGATAATGATGGATGTTGGTGATGCCGTTTTATACCGTGGGTGCGATAAGCATCATTGGCGTGAGCCGTACAAAGAGGGCAAGTGGCAGGCTCAGGTGTTTTTGCATTACGTTGACGCTAACGGCCCCCATGCAGAGTGGAAGTACGACAAGCGGCCTAAACTTAGCCATCATGCCAAAGAAGACTACACATTTTGGTTCTTTGATGACGGATTAACTCCTGAGTCTTGCAAGAAAATAATTGACAGTTGTGAGTCCCAAGCGCAGGGTGAAGATGCTTTAGTAGGGCAAAGCCTTGGTGGCATCCTTAATAAAGAAATTAGGGATGTTAAAAAAATACCTCTTCCAATCTACAGGGGTATCGGCGCAACAATGTCTGGTGCGGCACTTTCTGCTAACCGGCAGGCTTGGAAGTTTGATGTAACCCACGCTAATCAGTGTGACTATCTTAAGTACGATGTAAATGGTCACTACCACGCTCATGTGGATACTTTTATAAACCCAGATGAGAAAGAGTGCAGGAAGTTAACGGTTCTTGCTTTCTTAAATGACGACTTTGAAGGGGGTCGTTTGTTCCTACAAAACGGGCATGAAAAGATTTACCCGCCACAAAAACCCGGAACAATTTTAGTTTTCCCTTCTTTTATGCTTCATGGAGTAGAGCCTGTTACAAAGGGTATTAGAAGATCAATAGTGACTTGGATGGTTGGCCCTTGGTTTAAATAGGAGAAAAGAATGATCGGTATGGGTATGGGTGGTGCTATCCGCCAACACATTGCAATTAAAGGTATTCAGATGAATCTTGCCGCTGTAGAGGCATTTATGCAGGATTTGTATGCAAACGCTGGCCTGACGTTATCCCCCGGATTTGACCCCGTAGAGGAAGTCATCAGGGTTGTTAACACACTAAGGGAGCAAGGTAAAAATGAAAACAGTAATTGAAGCGCATAAGGTAGATGGGGTAAAAGTCTGCCGCTCGGAAGAAGTCCATGTCTGCGCCTCTTGTGGGTATGACTTAGATGAGACTGAAATTCAAGCAGATACTTGCTCCGACTGTGGCGCACCATTGAAGTTAAGAAAGTCCGTATCGGTCTGGGCTACGTCAACACCAAAAGCCGGTGCTAAGACTTGGGGTCAGCAGTAAATGGTTATATCTTTTCTTGACTTACCAAATAACTTTTCGATAGCCATTGTAGACAACTTTTATTCTGAAGCAGAACTTAAAGAAATAAAAGATGAATTGAAGTTATTAAGTGCTGTAGCAGAACTAAAAGTTTTTGTTAATAAACCAGCCAAAGATGAAGAAGATAGTCCAAAACAAAAAAGTAATTCATTTTTCTTAGATAGTTTATATAACAATAAACGAGATTTGTCTAAGATTTTAACTTTTAATAGAAAATTATTTTCTAGTAAATTACAAGCAAAACTAATAGAAAAAAATTTATTTTACGAGCATATTTTTCATTCAGACTTTGATACGACACTATTAAATTTTTATGGGCCAACTGATTATTACAAACCACACAGAGATACTTCTTGTTTTACAGCGTTGACTTTTTTTAAACTAGAAGAGTTTAGTGGTGGTAATTTGATTTTTCCAGAATACGAAATAGAAATTGAAGCAGTAGAGAATAGATTAGTTATTTTCCCGGGGTTTGTTTTGCATGGCTCAGAAGAGGTTACAAAAGGAATACGTGTAAGCATGGCGCAATTTATAAATTATCGTGCAGGGGATTAATAGGTAATGTATGTCAGACATCGATCCAATTCTCACTGCGGCAAAGGGTGCCACGCAAGGCATAAAGTCGGCTATTCAGTCGGGCAAAGAGTTGTCGTCTGCGGTAGATGACATTCAGCGTCTAGGTGTAGCCGAGTTACAAGCCAAGCAGGCGTTTAAACAAAGGCAGCGGGTTGTCACAGGAGACACCACAATCATGACCGCCTTTGCTGAGTGGCGTAGATTAAAGCAAATTAAAGAAGCAGAAAACGAATTAAAGGATAGTTTAATAGAGCGGTACGGCAAAGAAGTAGCAGAGAAGGAATGGGTTGAGATTCTGGCGATTAAAGAACGTCAGATAAAAGAAGTCAAAGAAGGTAAGGACGAGTTTGGTAGGGATCTGGCTAAATTAAGACTTTTAAAGGTCTGGTGCTTCACCATAGCGTTCTTCATGGTAACTGTTTATTACATTGCTAAGGGACATCTGTAATGACCACCATTGCCGCTAAGTTTTCTACGGGCGAGATTGCCGCAGATAGCATGGTAAGCGGTGATGATAGTTTTTATTTAGTAGAGAAGTTACGGCAGGGTAAAGAATGCATTTATGGTGCCTGTGGTGATTGGGACAAGATTCTGAAGTTCTATCAGGTAATGGAGGCCGGGGGTGACTTGGATTCCGATACCGAGGTTACGGTACTTGCTTTAAAGCACGACGGTTTGTGGATATACGAGAGTTCGATTATTCCGGCAAGAATTAAAAATGATTTTTGGAGTATAGGGACAGGAGCCAACTTTGCCATAGCGGCGATGCATTTTGGGGCTTCTCCGAAGGAGGCGGTTGAGGTTGCTTGTTTGTACGACTCAAGTTCGCATGGCCCTATTGATGAAGTAAAACTACCAAGGAAGCCCCGTGGCGTTAAGAAAAGTATCTGACGACGAAATTATCACAGCGATGAAGAGGTTTGGTAGCACCAAGTTGGCTGCCGAGCACGTTGGAATGTCTGTTCGGGCTTTAGCCGGTCGCAAAGCCAAGATCCAGATAAGCCGAGGGATTGCTCTACCTGCCTACTCTGCACCACAAGAAAGCAAGCGCAATACGTTCATACCAGAGAATCGCAGGGTTATAGAGCACACGGTAGAAAAAGGTCACATAATTATTGGCAGCGACTGCCACTACTGGCCCGGCGAATCAACTGTAGCCCACAAGGCGTTTGTCAAACTACTGACTGAGTTTAAGCCTAAAACGATTGTGCTCAATGGTGATGTGTTTGATGGG